CTTTGTTCTGTGCAAGCCCCGCTGCATTGACAGCAACTTTAAGAACCTTACCCGAATTACCTAGTTGGAATGTTCTTCTGGAACTTCCTTGTCCCAAACCAGGCAAGTGTTGCAAAGCATATCGGTATTGTTCTTTATGGCTTTTGATTTTTTTGAATTCATTCCACTTGAATGATGTCTTGAGCTCAAGAAGAACTTTGAGTTTTTCAATTTCGTTAAGCAAAGTTTGTTTCATGGCCACAATAAGTAGCCCAATCAAAACAAACTATATCCTTTATAGCTTTTAAGCTGACCTTTCAAAACCTTATAGATGCCACTTGTATCCAAATCATGATCCCTTGCAAACTTCTTGGCATTGCGAATATTATCCAATACTTCTCCATCTGGAGTAATAAGTGCTGGTTTCAATGAATACTCTTCATCAGGTTTTGCTTTATTTGGAATGAGATTAGCTTTCGACTTTGCAGCAAATTCTGGATTGTCAATGAACTTTTGTTTCATTGTCATAGAAGATTTGGTTGTTCTTGCTTCTTTGTTTTCATCCCAAGATTTTTGTTGAGCAACAGAAAGCTTCTTTCTATATTCGGGATTCTCATTCAGCTTTCGAAGACTGGCAACCCTCTTCTCTACATAAACTGGATCTTGCCACAATGCTTTTGATTTCTGCCGCAATTTCTCTTTTGTTGCTTCTGGATTTTTAGAGAAAACACTTCGTTCTAACTGTGTTGTATTTGGGTTGATGTTGTAACAATGTTCTTGTTTATCAAAGACTTCATTGAGATACTTTTGTTCAACTTCAAATCTTTGTTCCTTTGTGCTATTAGGAACAACTTCAATGACACGAAACTCAAACGCATCTTCTCCACACTTGTTGAAATCATGTTGTAGAAACTTGTTCGAATGCCTGTTAATCCGTAACTGTTTGATATGATCTTTACATCTTCGTTTGAACTCTTTGGCAGAGCCAATGTAAATTCGTCCATTTTGAATGTTGATGATTTTGTAGACGCCTGCGGCGTTCGAGAATCCCTCATAATATGTTTTCATTTTTACCTATTTGAGTGTTAGTAGATGTCACTCATAAGGTAGAGTATAACAGGTTTTTGCAGAAGTTGGGGATGTTTTAGATTTTATCCCCAACTCAATGCAGTAGGTGGAATTGGCAAGAATGCCATTTGCTTCATCATGTTTTCTGCTTTGGTAGCTTCTCTCTCTGCAAGCTTGTCATAAGTCAAACTATCAAGAGTTGAGATAAGGCCATTCTCTCCATTGAGAAGTCTTTCCATTTCTTCTTTAGCTTGTGTGAGAATCACGTCACCATTTAGTTCAAGTTCTGCACCAGGAATTGGAAAGTTTTTGAACTTGGTTCTAACTTGCCCAACCATTTCTTTACAGATGGCAAGAGTGTATTGGAAGATCCATGAGCGTGCCCAAGGATTCAATCCTGTGTAGTTGATAAGACCAGCCGCAATATTTGCTGGATGTGCTGAGCCATAAATGTTTCCACCTACACCAACCAACTGTCCTGGAAAGCCACCTGGAGTCAAATAATAGCTACCTGATACTGTATATGAACCACTTGGAAGTGCACCAGGCGCAACATTCAAAGGGAACATAACTCTAATCCAAAGCTTTGTATCAATTCTTGGTGCTGGATAAATTCTCAATGTTCTTCCTGATACTCTATATCTGAAAGTTGACATTCTTACATTCATAGCTGTTTGAAGCATGTGTCCTCTAAGAACATCTCCAAAGACTGGAAGTAGTTGATAGGTTGCAGCAGCCAATGCATTGGTTCCATAGTTTCCAACTGTACCTACACCAAATCCACCTCCACCAGTTTGTCCATAGAAGTTAGAGTTGAACATAAAGTTTGATGGCGCGAAATGATAAACTTCAACAACTCTCATTGGTGAAGAACCAGAAAATGAATATTCACTTAATGGAACACCATTTTGGTCAATTAGTTCTGTGTACAAATCGTAATCTTGGCGACTTGCAGAAATGTTGATGGAACCACTGTATGTGTCCTGTGATTGACCATAGCCAATAGAGGCAAGGTAAGGCTCAGCCTGGCGGTTTAGCCAGTCAAGGCTAGGGTAGATATAGGTATCTGTGAAGTTGACCGTACCGACCGCTGGGAGGCCCGTATTGGGGTCAATAGAACCTGTTGGAGTACCAAGCAAAGAAGTCAAATTTGATTTAGCTTGATATTCGATAATGTTGGCATTGAGAAGCATTGTAGCTTCTTCAAAAGCTGCATAAACCATTTTCTTTGTTAGTTCAACAGAGAGGAAATCCTCACCAAGTCGTCTCATAACAAAGGTAACAACACGGTCTGCATCGGCTTGAAAGGCTGGATCAGCAGAATACCAATTGAAAGGACATGGATTTGGTGTTGTGTTGAAGGTAGCCATTGATGTTTGTAAGTAGCGGTAGATTAAACAAAAAAGCCAGCATATAGCTGGCCTCTTCTAGTTTCTATCTGAAGTTATCAGATGTGCATGTCGAGAACGGTAACGGTTCCGTAGCAATCCGAACGAATCATCTTGCGGCCGTAGCGTGTCATAACACCCTTGGTCTTTGCGAAGTCCTCTGGACGTGGGATAGCGTCGGTGAGGATAACTGGAACGTATGGGCAGTAGTAGTAACCTGTATCAGAGATACCAGTTCCCTTGTATCCAACAAGAATCTTCTGTGTTGGAACGTGTGCGCTTACGTAAACCTTGTACTTACGGTTCAAAGATCCTGCGATTTCTGTTCCTGTGTACACGGTGTCTGAAACTTGACCGTCTGAGTCAATCTTGACATCTGACTTGAAGCCTTGCATTGCTTCGATGATGGACGCAACTTCGGTTGAAACAACGATGAAGTTAGCGTTACCCATGAGTGTCTTCTTCTTGATCGCAGCACCAACATCGTTGATGGTCTTGATAAGGGTTTGATACCATTCACCTTGGTTAGTAAAGATCATTGGACCTGAGCTAAGTGAGGTTGCTTGTTGGATTTCTGTTCCGTTTAGTTTGTTAACCATACGGCCTGGGGCTGCTGACCAGAAATACTTAGCTGCGGAAGCTTGTGTGAACAAGTCGTGGAGAATTTCGTTACCAACGTCTGTTGAAAGAGCCTTGGTGAGAATCTCGTTGATTTCAGCTTCGAAGTCGAAGTTGAAGTATGCTTCTGCATCTTGCATGTTTTCTGGTGTGATCTTGGTACGAAGCTTACGGCTTGTTGTCACAACGTTTGTCGATGTGATGCTGATATCCATTTCAGGAATTACTGGACTTGGGGAAACCGCAAGGTCAGATTCGAATGATGGAAGGGTCAAGCTTGAACCGTCTGCATTTACTTGGAGGCTGTCTGCAAGTGCTGCTGACAATGTGAGTGTTCCTGATGGGGCTGCGCCTGTGTTGCTCAAGCGAAGAACGAACAAGATGTGTGTACCAGCGTACGCATCAACTGTGAAACGTGCTCCGTCCCATGTACCACGAACATTCAACTTACGAAGGTTGAGAATGCCTGAACCACCTTGGTAGGTAGAACCCCATTCTGCTGAACCGCCTGGTGTGCCGAAGGCTGTGATTGCAACTTGGTCAAGGTTGGAAAGATCCGCACCTGGAATTGCTGCTTGCAATGCTGCTACTGTCATGATTGCGAATGTGTAGTCAAGAGTATTGTCTGCCAAGTCGCTTGAAACCTTGAGGTCGTAGTCGGTGAAACGTGCATTGTAGCCTACGAAGTCTGCTGCTGCTGCAACTGTTCCTGTTGACAACCAGGTTGTGCCTGATGTCCATGCGCCGAAATCTACTGCTGCAACGCCAGTTGCTCTCTTGGAGACCTTGGAGTAGCCGTATCCTACGAGGTCATATTGACCACCAACTGCTGTTGCGCCGCCTTGAAGTGCTGAACCCTTTGGGTTACCAAGGATTGCATCTGCCTTCTTGTAAACGCTGTCTGGGGTACCTGTGAGGTCGATATCGCTATCACCACCAACGTTGTTACCGTATGCGTAGTCGATATAGAAGATCAATCCGTGTGCCTTGTCGAGTGCGTGAACACCAACGAGGTCTGTTGCGAAGAGACTTTCCATGAAACGACGAACGATTGGGAATACCATTGTTGCGTAGCCTACGAAGTTACCTGAAGCAACGCCTGCTGCACCGCCAGTTGTGATGGCATTGGATTCTGCAAGGAAGTGTGCTGTTTGGTTTTCTAGAAGCTGAGCAAGTTGGCCAGCCGAACGCTTTGTAAGTCCCTTTAGAAGACCAATGCTGTTCCACTTACCAATCAAACGATCATTATCTTTCGCATGACGTTTGTCATATGTTTCTTGAAGGATCTGTTTTGCTGTGTCTAAGTTTGCCATGATTTTAATTTTACCTTATTCTTATATAGCTTGATTTCTGTCAAATTCTCATTTAGTTACTTTTGCAAGTTCTTGAAGTCTTGAAATGAAGGAATTATTCTCATTCTTTTGAGTTTCAATCTTTGCACTCTCAGAAATCACATTGCTATTTCCAGTACCAGCCGCGGCCTTACCGTTTCGAGCAAGCTTACTCTCTTGGAGTTTTTGTTGTTTGAAAGCTTTAATTCTACCGTAGATTGCTTCTACTTCTTTGATTGTTGTTCCCTTGTCTAGGGCTGCAATTGCTGCCATTTTGTCTTTTCTATCTGTGATAGCTTCTGACATCATAAGCAAGTTGAGACTCTTGGTCTTAGCAAGGAAAAGGTCTTGGTCTGCGGCTTTTTCGTAAGCTTCTTTAAGCTTTGCTTTTGCCAACTTGACTGCCTTTGTTGCTTCTGCAATTACCATTTCATCTGATGGCTCATCTCCACCGAAACCTGATTCATCACCAAGTTCTGAAGGCTCTTCACCGCCAGGAACAATCTTTCCTGATTCGTCATCGAGACTGAAGTGAAGATCAAAATCTTCTCCGCCTTCGGCTCCTGCGCCTGCAACATCAAGGTCGAGTCCTTGAATGTCAACGCCGTGATCTTGTAGTTGTTGTTCAAAGTCTTGGAGAAGAGCTTCGATGTCAAAGTCACCATCGTCAGAAGGTGCTGCGTCATCCATTCCTGGACCGTCATTTGGAGCATCCATTGGAGGTTCAGAACCACCGCCGTCAACTACTGACATTTCATCATCATTCTCATTCAAGCTAAGAGCAGCTTGGAAAAGTTCCATGGCTTCCTCAAGGGCTGACTTTGTATTTGTGTCCTTGCCAGCCTCATCGGCACCCTCTTCGCTCCAGTCACCGTCCTTTGACTTCTCGCCAATGCCTTCTTGACCAGGGTCTTGGCCGTTAAGCTTCTTTTGCTTAGCTTCCAATTCTTTCATAGCAGAATCAGTGTCGAGCTTATCAAAAGCTAGTTCGGATTCTTCAAAGAGTGCTTTTAGTGTGTTGTTGGTTGCCATTGTTTCTCCGTCTTTTTCCTGATTGCTTTGATTGTAACTATTTTGCTTAAGTGCAGTATTCATTTTTTCTTGTAGACTATTTTTGATTAAAGTTGCTCTTTTTTTACAGAGCGACAAATCGCTCGATTCAATAAGCTTCTTTTGCACTAGATTTTGGCCTGATTCTACAAGAGCGATCAAACTGCATTCAATGCTGGTGATTTTCTTTTCATTGATATTTTTTTCAGTCAACGACTTCTCTTGGTCAATGATGTATCCAAGAACTCTCAAAAACTTATGACGTGAACTTTCATTCATTGGGAATAGTTCATCTTCTGGTGCCATACCACCAGCGTCTACAGGAGCAGGAAGGTCACCTTCAGGAGGCATTGCATCCATTGTTGGTTCTTCTGTTGCAGCAACCTCTGGAGCTACTACAGCTTCCTTATCGCCCATACCATCTACAGCTTGAATTACTTCACCTGGTTTGTTGAAGAGATCATCAACGCTAATGGTAATCATACCATCTGGTCCTGGAAGAGGAATATCAAGGCCACCTACGGAGTCCATTGGCATTTCTGGTTCTGGAACTGAAACTGCATCAACTGATGTTGGTTTGATTTCATCTGCAACTTCTACACCTGTTGATGTAGCTGTTACTGGCATGCCCGCAGTTTCTTCTG